AACCGCGTAGCTGGAGCCACAACATTAGCTGTCTTGGCGCGAGTGGGCTTTTCAGCCTCCCTCGTTTGAGTCGGCTCTTCCCCGTCGTCAAAGGCTTCAGGGAATCGCTTCTTCATTACATTATCGACCTGCCTGTAGTAGTCATCGCTGCGAGGATCTACACCAGACCGGACTAGCTTTTGATGCAGGCCGAGCGCGAGGGCAGTCATCTCCTCGTCCACACCGAACCAAGTGTTTTTCTGCTTCCACGCTTCGGCCTTTTGGTCGATAACTGGAGCAGGCTGCGCTTGCGGTGTCGTTACCTGTTGAGTTGGTTGTACACCTGATTCTTGACTTTGTAAAGTAGGTTGGAATCTGGCGTACTGCTGAATCTTTAACTTAGCATCCGTCAGCAACTCCTGAGCCGTTGTAATTTGCTCAGCATCACCTGATTCATAAGCAGACCTTAGTTTATCTTTAGCTACTGCCAACTCGTTGTTAGCAGCCTTAGTGACCTCCTGAATGTAAGCTTTTTCACCTACACCAAGACGCTGTTTCAAGCGTTGATTTTCTTCAAATTGAGTCTGAGCGAAACGGACGGCTTCTTCTTTTTCACGAGCCGCACGCTCCTTTTCACGACGCTCGTCGTGCCAGACTTTTTTCATCTGGGAGAGGCGCTTCCTGACCTTGTCGGAATACTCCTCAAGGTCATCGTTATCAAGCTCGTCCACTACCTCCTTGGGCAGCGGCTTACGACCCCGATCCTCTGGCGGGGTATCGTCTTCAATTTCGATCTTAATATCATCTTCCGGAGGATTCGTAGCCTTTGCTTCGGCTTCCTTTTCATCCGGAAATTTAAATTCGTCACGATCTGCCATAAATCACTCCTTATGCGCGACGGATACCACGGGGGTCATCGACCACCGCTTCCACGTTGTCGTCATTAATGATGCGGAACTCCCGGCCATGAATGACCACGCGGGTGCCCGTGTACGGACGGGTCAGGACGAAATCGCCTTCCTTGCACCACGGCCCGGTGGGGAACCGGTCCTTGTCTGCATAGCAAAGGTCGCCCATCTTAATAACAAACAACACAACAGTTGTCTGTTCTTCGACTCGTTTGGTGTCTTCAGCCTTGATCAGGCCACCCTCGTACTCCTCCTCCACGTGCGGCACAGCGCACAGGATTCGGTAGCCCTTTGGGTCCGGCAGGAGCTTGGCCTTGTTGGCCTCCTCCTGAGTCTTTTCTACGTCGATGTTACTCACTCTTCCTCCATCCTTTTTGCAAGGTCTTTGATATAGCCGAGTGCGAGGTCGAGACCCTGTAACGCCCCGCAAAGTCTTTTGTATTCGCCCTCATCCAACTTGCCTTGGATCAGGTTTTCTACGATCAATGTGCGCTCGTCCTTGAACTTTGATTCAAGGTATTCCAGAGCGTTTGAGTAGGACATTGGTTACTCCTTTTTCTTTGGCTGCGCCTGTTGGCGTTGCTGCGTCTGCATCCGACGTTCCTGCGAGGCTTCTTTAGCCTTGCCAATCTCGATACCCATGCGCACGCCCTCTGCCTGCTGCTTGGCTGACAGACTCGTACGATGTTTCTGCAAGTCGCTTTGCAATCGAGCGGCCTCAAGTTGCTGGCGTCCTTGGATTTCACTCTTCTTGAGATCAAGTTCATCTGCCTTGGCAGCAGCTTCAATCTGCATCTCCTGCTGCTTGCGCTGCAGTTCGGCCTGTTTGATCTGCGAGTCAACCTGAAGCTGTTGAGCCTTGAGTTGCAGTTCCTGTTGACGAAGTTGAAGCTCCATCTGCTGCATTTGAATGACGGGATCTTGCTGCTGCTGAGCAATCTGCTGAGCCTGCGCTTCGGCCACATCCTTCTGCAGGAGCTTGGCAGCGGCCTGTGCCGCAAGGCGCGACACTTCCAACTCCACAGCCTCGGGCAAGAAGCCCTCGTCCTTCTCCTCGTCCGGCATCGGGGGCAGCGTTGCACCCAACTGCTTTTCGATTTCTTTGCGATACTGGAACGCCACGTGCTCCATGATGTGAGCAGCGGCTGCAGCCATAATTTCCTGCGCTTTTGGGTTTTGGCCCACAACCATCCGCATCTTCGGATCTTGCATGGCCATCATGTGAACCTGCAGATGCGCTTCGTGATCTTGGTAGTAAAACGCTTTGACCGGCTTGGAGTTCAGGATGTCCATGTTCTCCGTCACAGGATCGACGGGCTTCATGTCGTCCTTGTTTGGCACGATCTTGTTGGCGTTCTTAATGCCAAGCGTCTCGATCATCTGCCGGTGCAGGTACGGCATGTCATAGATATCAGGTGCCTGCTGAGCAAGCTGCAGCACGGCTTGGTACTGCACGATCTTCTGCGACATCGTTGCCGCGTTTGGATCGCTTACCGGAATGACATCGACATCATCGTAGTCGGCTTTCTTGGCCTTACGATTGCCAACCTCCGGCTCGTAGCTATACTCGTCCGGCGTGTTGTCTCGGATGATGGCCGCAAGGAGTTTGAACTCCTGCTTCATCGTGTAGTAAATGCGGGCTTGCACCGCCGACATCACCTTCAGCACACGCTCCAAAATGGCGAGCGTGGTGCCCACCGGAGCTTGCGACGACATGTCGCTGATCTTGAGGTCCGACACCGCAGCGAAGCGGCGTCCTTCCTCCACTACCTTGTCCATCAAGGCAGCAAGTGTTTGCGAAGGTTCTTTGTACGGAAGCGGTAGGATGTTGTCGCGGATCGCGCCAGACGGAATGTCTACGTCTCGGAATTCTCCCGGTGCAATCGGAGTATCGTCTCCCTTAATCCGCAGTCCTCTAGATTTGAGACCTCCCGGTAGGTTAGATAAGGTTCCGGCGTCAATGAGTTGACGAAGGAGCGAGGTGGCCGCCTTACTATGTCCCCCGATGAGGTGGATGAGACCGAAGTAGTAAAATCCAAAGCCCGGTATGTATCCATAGTGGACGAAGTGTTGGCGCTTCGTCTTGAGCTTGTCGTCTTCATGCCAATTCCTCCTGATCGCAAGGACAGTCCCCGTACCTTTCTCAATCGTCACCACGTAAGGCAGTGCGATGCCGGTCTCGTTATTATCTTTGTCAACGTCCGGATACCCCGGCAGGTCAATGTTCACGTGCATCTCAAGCAACTGGAACCGGTCGTCCATTGATGCTGAGAAACCCTGATCCTCTGCCTTCTGCTTCTCCACCTCGTCCATGACGCGAACCGGGTCGCCCAGATCCACATCACGATAGAACCCTGCGTACTGCAGTTTGATCAGTTCATTCTTTGTCTTACGCATCTTGTGCGTAACACGCTCGGCTGATTCAAGGTTCGGTGCGCCGTACGGCACCACGATATCTTCCGCCGGGATATACACAGCGGTCTGACGATTCAGCGACGGGTCGAAGTACACCTTCTTAAAGGCATTACCCGCGAGGGCGAGGCTCAGGAGCAGACGTTCATGCTCCGGCCGATACTCCTTCATCACTTCAGTCAGTTGGTAATTCATGTCATCAGCGACACGAATCGAAGCGTCCTTCTTCTCTTGAGACTCCCTGCCAATGATCTTGGTCTTGACCGGCCCCATCGCGGGGAAGGTCTCCATGATCGTCTCCGACTGGAACTTGACCGCACTCTCCATCAAGAGCGGGTGGAACACACCACACGCCCCCGGCCACGGCTCGGTACGCTCCTCGTACCGGATGCCAAGGATCTTGAGTCCTTTAATGTACGTATCCAGCCAGTCTTTGCGGGAGGCTACGTCTTGGTCGTATTGACCAAGCAACTCTCCAGCCAGACTCTGCAATTCTCCCTCGTCCATAAACTCAGCGAGGTTGGCATCAAAGTCTTCGGCGCGTGGCTCTTCCTTCATCAATTCAATGATTTCACCATCCACACCGATCCGGACTGCCTCCGGATCAACGACTTCAATCACCATCGGCTCTTGGGGAGCAAGCGCATCCAAACCCATCGGAGCCTCATACAAACTTTTATCAATGGCCATTTAAAATCTCCTAGTAATACCCTTCTCGCCTGTGGCTCTTGAACCATTTCACTGGCTCAGGCTCGTCAGTCGGGAGTCGAATGAACCCACCCTGCCGGAAGCGCAGGAGGGCGAGTGTTGTTGCGTCCACCAAGTCATCATGGGTGCCAGCCGGGAAGTCATTGCACTCCTCGACTACTTCTTGCGCCCAGCGGTGTTCAGTACACCACACTATCCCTGAAGAAAACAAATCAACAACCGCGTTAACCCGGCTGATTTTGTCCTGTCCTTTACCCGGCGTGAACTCGCTGATGGGCACGCCCATCCGCCTCATCTCCTGATACAGCGCAGCCCCGTTGGACTTCTTTTCAACAATGAAAGTATCAGGCTGCCACTCCTTGTACTCCTCCAGCACGAGCGCCTTTAGCTCTGGGAACTCCATTCGTTGCTTGATGGCGTTTAGGAGAATGATGTTGTAGTTCTTGGTCTCTTCATTAAAGAAAACTCCCCAAGTCAGGAGGGCGTTGTAGTCCGACCGGTTGGATTTCTCCTGCGCGGCGTCAAGGGACATGATGATGTGCTCACACTGGGGCGGGTCGTCCTTCTCCCACAGCCGCCACCACTCCCTCTTTCTAAGAGCACCTGCCTCGGAGGTCGGCTGCTGCATG